ACAAATCCTTCTAAATCAAGTTGAGTGTTTAATTTAGCAACACCGTGTATTCCGTCTGTAATTTCATACGACTTTGTAAGAGCGTCAATTTTGTAGTCACCAAGACTTTTTTTACCACCCGTTGTTAAAAATTCAAGAGTAATTAATTTGTCCGGTAATTTTACTTCAGGGATTTCGTGAAACTTCGAATTAAATAATGAGAAACCCTTCTTAGGATTACCCATAATTTCATCAGCCATAACACGAATAATAGTTCCGACCTCAACATCTTTTTTAGTGTTGGTAGTCTTTCCTACATTCATGTAAAAATCTCCCTCCATCTCTACTGCCTTAATAGAGTCTTCTTCAACTGGCCCAATACCCATTGTATATCCAAATGTCCCATTTTTATTTTCCTTCTTATCCAAAACCATAACATCTAAGTCAACAAATTTTTTCCACTTAATCCATTTAGGGTTTTTCTTTTTACCAATAACATACGAAGATTTAGCATCCTTAATTACCACCCCTTCGGAGGCAGGATTTTTCATTATATCCATAGCATATTCTTCAATTTCTGCTAATGAATCGGCATCTCTCGTATTATTCTTATTAGGGAATAATACATATTCGTCTGCATTTGCTGAAAAGTTTTTCATAAGAATCATTAGTCGCTCTTCTAATTTATCCGAAGCAACCGACTTGTCTTCAAAATACATAATATCAAAAACATGTGCCTTTATATCTGCCTCATCTGTGACCTTTCTATTAATATGTGCGAGAGTTTCAGCACGAACTAATGCTTCTCCATCTTTATACATTACTGCTTCTGCATCCAAAATACAATTAGGAAAAACACGGTCCTCTAATACCTTTAC